CAAACACGCTGATTTGGAAATCTAGCAAACTTTGCCATTTCTTGTATTGCTAAAAAAGTTTTGCCAAATCTACGACCAGATATAAGAACTCTGAACCTTTTATTACAATTTATTACAGCCCGTTGAGGTTCTGTTAAAGGCATATAATATTAATCAAGAGACCAAGCCAGTGGTTCGTCATCCTCTTTTATATTATTTTCTGATTGACCTAATATTTGTTTTCCTAACCAGATTTGCATGACTATGTTGCCTTTTTCTGCCGATTTCCATTGTAGCTGTCTAAGCCTAAGTTTCTGCTCGGCTCTGCCTTTTGTGAGAAATTCCGAATAACTCTTTTCAAGAAGGTCTGCACTACAGCCAAAGAAGTCAGATATTTCTTTATTAGTGCATCCTAAACTAGCTAATTTTTTAATTTGATCAGTGTCTAAATTATATTTTTTTGGTCTTGCCATACATCCTCTTTGTCCCTGAGTATAGGTAAGTTTTTTTTATCAGAATTTATTAAATAAATCTAATTAATTTTTTTAGCTTGCAAGCCTGTATAATTTTCCCACCTTTTTATTATTACATCACAGTATTTAGGGTCTAACTCCATTATTCTAGCTTTCCTTATTAATTTTTCACAAGCTATAAGCGTACTACCTGAACCACCAAAACTATCTAATATTATATCCTCTTTCTTACTTGAATTTCTTATAGCTTTAGAAATTATTTCAACGGGCTTTTGAGTGGGGTGTACATAATTAGATGTAGAGCCTCTGCTCATCTGCCATACATCTGATTGAGATTTATCGCCATACCATTGTTGACCGCAGTAAAATATAAATTCATGCTGTGGCCTGTAATGACTTTGACCTAAACCAATTGATCTTTTATCCCAAACTAAACAATTTTTTATATTTAATCCAGCATCTGTAATAGCTTTATAAAACTCAGTATAGGTTCTCCAAGTAAAACATATATAGGCAGATCCACCTTGTTTTGTTTTGCTTAAAGCCGTTTGCAAACTATTTTTTACTAATTTAATTAGTTCTTCGTCTCTTAAATCATCATTTTTTATCATACCATGTGCTTTTACTAATGCACCTTTTTCGGTACTACCCTCAGCTCTACCTCCACCATAAGACATACCATAAGGGGGATCAGTAAAAATCATATCGGCTTTTTCCAAACATAATTTTTCTAAATTTTCTATTAAAGTGCTATCACCACACATTAATTTATGATTACCAAGTTCCCAAATATCACCTAAATTAGTTATTGGTTCTTTAGGAGGTTCAGGTATTTTATCTTCATCCGTAAGTCCTTCTTTTTCTTCAAACAATAAATTATCTAATTCTTTATCAGTAAAACCAGTTAATTTTAGGTCTATATCTAATTCTTCTAAACCTTTAATTTCTATTTTAAGCATTTCATCGTCCCATAAAGCATCTTGATTAGCCCTATTATCTAAAAGCCTATAAGCCTTAATTTGAGACTCAGTTAAACCTTTTGCAATATGTGTTGGAACTTCATCTAAACCTAATTTTTTAGCCGCTTGATACCTTGTGTGACCAACAACTATAACATTTGATTCATCAACAACTATTGGTTGTTGCCAGCCGAATTCTTTAATACTTGATGCAACCTTATCAACTGCTTGGTTTTTTCTTGGGTTATTGTGATATGGTATTAATTTATTAATTTCTTGTAATATTATGTTCATAATTTTTACGTTCCACAGATTCCGTTACATTCGTTTAAAAAACTCATTTGACCTCTTTCTTCATCAGTTCTTAAATCTACTTCGTCTATAGGGACGCAATCTTTATGTAAATATAATTTATCGACAACAGTATTAGATTGAGGATTTTTAAATTTTTCTTGATCTCTTATTTTTTTATCCATATCTAAAACTTCTTGCCATTCTTGTTTATTTTTTTTTATTTCTCTCCATTCTGCATTTGTATGATATGGGCAAAAAGTACAAGCTGATCTAGGTGGTTTTGGATAATTATTTTTTTCTAACCAATTTAAACAATTATATCTTCGCATTCTTTTATCTACTAATGGATAATCATTTGTTATATATTTGTGAATATTCATTTTCATTCTAAATATTTCATCATAAGAAATACCCATAATCATAGTTACATGGTCATTTTTATTGTATCTTTGTCCTTTTTCATAACCTAACAATTCTCTTACTTTTTGATGTATTGGCTTCAATTTATAGTCTCCCGTGCATTGGCGGCGTAACATACTCTTTTTACCACTATCAATATTTTTACTAAAAAAAGGTGCTGTAAATGCTTTATATTCGCCTTTAGATGCAGATATTATATCTTCTTTAAGATTTCTCCATTGAACTCTATGTATTGGGTAAGATAACTGTTTTTCAAGCCAATCTAAATGTTTATAAACTAATTTTGGTTCTGCACCGACATCAGAAAAAATTGCACAATCAACCATAGGTATCTCGCCTTTTTCAATCATCAAAGCAAGAGTAGTAGATTGAACACCAGCACCTAATGATAAAACTCTTAAATTCATTTAAATTTATTCTAAAATTAATGATTTTATTGATAAAGAACCATCTATGTTAGTCTCTAATTCTGCTTTTGACTTAATACACTGATATTTAACATTACTACCAGATTTTAATTGTCTTTTAGCTAGTCGAGACCCTTTTAAACATTCAGACATCGTGCTTTGAATTCTTGCCTCTTTGATTTCTCCATTAATTAGTAAAAGCAAAGCTACTACTGTTTCAACCATTTCCGTTTTCTCTTACTTTGTCTTTTAATTTTTCTATGTCCTCCAAAGCCTTTTCAAGTAATTGTTTGTTAAATTCTATATTTACTTTATTTGTTACGTTTTGTTCTTGGTTTTCGATTAATTTTTCTACATCAGAAAAGAGAGACTCCAAAAGCATAAATTGTTCCTGATCTACCGGTTTTTGATCGCTGGCTTTTAATAAATCAGCTTTCATTAATTCACGAGAGGTCTCTAAAGATACTAGCCTAGCCGTTAGTTCGGTATAAGCAAACACGCCAGCCGCCACGAGCAAAATCAAGCTAGCAACTGTTTTCATAGGCATTTGCACAGCCGCTTGTTCTGATATTTTTAAAGGTTTACTCATCTATATTCATTCTTCATTCCAAGATCATTGATAGCTTGTTCTTTAGTTAAAAAACCTTTTCTAATACCCATATCAATTATTTCTTTATTTTTTACAGCATAATCTTTTATAAACCTAGTTACTTTCTTATCTTTTATAGCGTCTGTAAACATTTTAATTTTATCTTCGTCTTTTGTTATTGTTACCCCAAAATCATATTTTTTTTTAGGAATTTCATCTAAATATTTTTGAGCCGAAAGCCAAAATGCGGGTTGTTTGGCAAATTCTTTGTCTTTGACCGAATCATAATAAGAATTATACATATCAGCTAATTTTTCGGGCTGGTCTCGCCACTCTTTTTCAATCTTCTTAAAGTTCTTTTCTGCTATACCTTTACTAACTTTATTTGTAACCCTATCCCAAAACTTTTTAAAAGTAGGAGAGTATTTATTAGTAGATGTATTGGTAGAGGTAGGGGTAGGGGTAGGGGGGTTTTGGCTAGGTTTTTTTGGTCTCCCGCCTAGTTTACCATTTACTTTAGACGCATCAATTCTTTTACGAATATATAAATATTCTTGTAGCTGACGTTCATTTTGATAGTGGTTTTCTACAACAACAAAAAATTCTTTTAGTATTTTTTCACAAGATAATTTTTCACTATCTGTTTGGCAACTTGCGATCCGTTTTACCCTATCTATGCTTTTAGGTAATCCAATACATCGCTTGTTCCAATTCCAACAAAGTAATCTTATATAAATTCCTATTTCTTCACTACTTAAATGTGATGTGCCAGCTATAAAATCTTCAGTAAATAAATACCATGCTTTGAGTTTTTCTTTAGGTTTTGAGTTTTCGTCTATGAACATTGTTTCTCCCATTTCTAAACAATTTATGTTTTTAATAAATAAGAATTATTTATTTATAAATGTTATTTTTTTCTTTGTTAATTTTTCAATAAATCTTCCAAATTTTTGTCCATTTGCAATTTCATTTTCATTGGGGGGAATATAATCATTATCTACCTCAACACATGAGTTTATATTTCCCAATATTCTTGTGTATTCTTCACAGCCTACATTTCCACCCTCTTCTACGCCTGTAATGTTAAATTTATAATATTTAAATTCATCGTTTTCTTTGTCATATTGATGTAACTCAATATAAACTTTGTGATCTGCAAAAAAGGTATGATCTATTAATTTTTTAATAAGATTTTTTAATATCATTTATTTAGCTTTGTAATTTTTTTTAATTACAGTTGCAAGAAAAACCTAGAATTATTTTTGGGTAAAATAGTATTTTAAGGGGGTGGGGAAAAAAGCATAGAAGCAAACCCACCCCCGAATCGGTAATTAAAAATGGGT